AAAAAGTTTATCATCATAAAAATCGTGTCTTGATAGAGAAATCTATTAAGGCATGGCGTATCCGCTTACGTCATTAAAGACCAAAAAAACAAAATCGTAATATCCAGAGAGAATGAGGATGAATCCATGACCCATCTACTACATCCAATTTTTTAATCTGATTATACGGTTTTATACGGTTTTAAGTAGCGGAACTCTAAGTTCCTCCTCTGATGGACCTGTTCATTGAACTTTTTTGATTGAATTATTTGATAAAATTATGAAAATTATGAAATTTATAAAATTTATTGTATTATTTATTGAAATCAATAGTAGTTGTCCAAAAGTTTCACGTTTTCTTCCTCTAATGTCTGTCTGATTATGAGACGAATCGCACCGGATGCTCCAAAGAAATCCGCACTCGCAATCTTAACTTTTACACCAATCTTAGTTCCTACACTAGACATATCCAAAATAACTGCGTATACTTCATTTTTATCAATAACATACTTAGATTGACGCACTTTTTGAACCAGCAATTGAAGGAGTTCAGGATAATTAATACGATTGTTTGATGATAGCGATGCTTCAAGTAGAACATATATTTGGTCATTCTTCGTGTAATTCATGAACGAATCAACAGTAATTGAATTATTAGGTATTACAATAACTTCGCCCCGATTAGTTATAATTGTAGTATTTATTAAATTAAAATCCTGAACATATCCAATATCGGATTTAATTTTTACTAAATCTCCTAAATTGAAGAATTGGAATAATAAAATAACAATTCCGGAAATGATTTGTTGAATAAGATTTTGGAATCCGAAAGCGATCGCGATACCAATGCTTCCTAAAATAACTAAAAATGTGCTTATATTAAATCCCATCTTAGTAAAAGCAAAAATAAGACCAATTAGAATAATGACATAAAATACGAAATTCGCTATAAAATTGCGATATAAATTTGAAAAATTGCGATTGTCTCCTTGGCTTGGGGTTGGAATCTCTAAATTCCGAAGTTCTCTTTTGTCAGTTGGTTCTTTATCACTCTTGACATATTGTATTTTATTGAGAACAATTTTCGCAATTGTGTAAAAAATGAGGAATATAATAACAGCGAAAAATACATTTACAATGAAATAAACAAGCCTTTCCTTATTTTCTGAATTAAAAAAACTGGATAAATACTTCCAAACATCGGATTGTGTCATAATATCATGAATAAAAAAGTTATTGGTATAATTTCGTAAATATTATAAATGAAATAACTCTTTGTCATTTCGAATCTCAAATATTTTGAGACAATTCTTTCTTTTCTTTTTCTAATTGCGCAACTAGTTTTTCCAAAACGTCTTTTCGGTAATCAGAATTTTCAAAAAGGCTTAATTCAATCTTAATTTTCATAAGAGCTACATCAATTTGTAAAATTCGAGTTTTATTTCCAAGGCGGACAGTATACACAACATCTCTCTCATGACATTTAGGACAAGTCATCAAAAATGGGTTATGTGTATAGAATACATGACAACAGCGAGTACACGAAATTGGTGTTTGTGGACTGGAACAACTATTTGGTGATGAACGTGGTATATATGAATAAGACATCGCAATTATACAATCATAAAAAAATCATTATTTTCCTTCAATTTTTACACCGGTTTAACACACAAATTAATAAAATTCATCTCATTCTGTTTAGTTATTCTCTTTTTGTATTTTACTAGTTCGAGTATTTTACTATAATAATCATCTTTACTTATCGTAATTAGGCCAATTAGTGGTTCTAATGTGTCCTGATAGCAAAAAGAGCAGTTTTCGAGACCATATATCATCGACAGTTTTTCCTCAATTACGAGTGGTATATTGAAATTAATGGCGATTGGTATGGAACCGGTTAGCCTCTGATTATAGAACCAGCCCCCCTTCTTTGAAAGGGGGATAATAAATTTGACGTGATGGAGGTGTTTTATCATTTGCTCAGTTGTTAGACCAGCGAAACTGATTATTTTGGGGTTATTGGCCAGAAACTTATGGCGCTTTGATATCCCAATCCAGTCCCATTTTCTCATAAAGAACCAGAATTCATAATTATCGTCTGGGTGCGCTTCAATGAAATTTTTGAGCTGAGTCAAATCTCGGTCAGTGGGGACTCCGTTTGAGTGAATACGTATTCCTCCAACTACGCCAAAAACAGTTTTAGAAGATGAATAAGAAGATTTATAATGAATATGCTTGTAATTTCTATAAACGGGGAGGATGTATTCATTAATGGGCATTTCCGCGGTTTGAATAACAGGTGAAACCGTTATTGTTTTTTTCATAAATGGTCGATGATGAATTTTCTGGTGATGGATGAAAATGGATTTATGTGCAATTTTTTCAATCGGACCTGTATTATTTTTATAATCAGAGCTGGATGCTATTATGAATATATCCAAATCATAATTAATCTCGGAAATTGGCCGAATATCTAATTTTCCAAATATTTTATCGTAATATTTTAAGAATGTATATTCGTCGCTTTCTAAATTATAGTATATTGTTAGCGGCCAGTCGTATTTTTTTAGAATTTCAATAAAAGTCCCAAAAATTTCAGTGTGCTTATTTGAAAATTGTATTATACCAAAGTGGACTTTTTTTAAATTCATATAATTTTAATTTATAAAATAAAAGGCTAAATTGAACTTATTTATTTTATCTTATTTTACAAATAAGATAAAAAACAATATTGAATATAAAAATGTAATTTTTATATCAACCGATTGATTTTTTGTTATTTTATAAATAACAAAAAAATCAATATAAAGGAAATTGAATAAAGAATAATATGAGCGAACCGAAAACAAAAATAATATCAAAAGTCGATTTATTAATGAAATCCCTCTCCAAATTTTACGCAGTTGATTCAAATATTGCGATACTTCTACCAATTGTTCAAGGGACTTCAAAAATTTCATTGCGCGTTCTGGATTGGTTCGTGACGAATTATTGTAAGAAGAACAACATCATCCTTACAAATAAAAGTGGAACAAATATAATTGTTCATATGGATTACAAGAATCAGTTGAAAGCCTATGCTAAAATATACTTCGACCCATTTTGTAGAAGGGACCGCATAAATTTCATTTATGGGAAGGGGCATGAGCTTCTTACAACAGTAGGTCAGCTCAACTTCTTCCGATGGGCGATTGAGAATAATATAATCGAATATACGGTCTCAAATATGGAAATAATTGAGAAGGATATGAATGCGTCATTGAAATACGATAAGGAAGAATCCGATGCGCAAAGGTCAGAGGATTCCATAAGCTCACAGGAACAGACTGAGTCATCAGCTAAGAAGGAGATTCGCCGGAGAAAGAGGCACGAGCTGTCAGTTTCGGCCGCTAAAAGTATGAGTCGACATAATGTTAATATTGTTGTTGAGTTCTCATAGAAATTCTTATAATTTATTACATATCAGTCGCTTTGTTAAAGTTGTCGATAGCGGGGTTTTAATATTCCCATATATTTTGCTCAAAAAGATGTATTCCAATATTTTATTGTAGACTTTCTTATTATCATGTTTAGATTCAATATATTCAATGGCGCTCTCTTTTGAATATGGTTTTTCAAACACTTCATTAAAATTTGGAGGAATTTCGGTCCATATGAGACCATCAATCTTATTCTTCTTGGCAAAACTTACAAGCTCTTGTATTTTTTTATCGTCAAGTAGCGAAGTTCGAAAAGTGTTCGACGCAATATTTATGAAGCCTATATTTTTATTAGACGTCTTTTCTCGCGTTTTCAGTTTTTCGATGGCGGTGTTAAGGTTGGAGAAATTAGTTCGCGCGTAATATACATTATTCATTTTGCCGGTTTTGTCGATGACTAATGTGAGCCGGCCATGACCACTGTCTGATATTCTTGAAAAGTTTAGTGGGAATTTTATATTAGATTTTGTCCATTCAGTCTCTATTCGGAGGCTTTTGAAGTTCCAGAGGAGGGACCCCCACGCTATATAATATATTATCATTGTATGAATACTATATTATATTTAGATAATAATTATTTGAGGACATCGAAATAAATAACATATTGATATTGCTGGGTTTTGATTCGGAGACACTTGGCTTTTAGTTCGTCTCCGCGTATAGGACTGTCTTCTGTGGTTCCAAAAGAGACCTTATTTGTCCCCTCAATTTTGTCGAGGTAAATATTGAACCCGAAACTGTTAAAATATTTAGACATAAGTGAATATGCGGTTTCGTTAAGAGTGTCAAGATTGACTTTTCCAGTTCGGTCTGAATAGACGTATTTCATAACTTTGGTGAATATTTCGACTAAAATATTGAAGGTTGTGTCTAAATCGGCGTCCTCATTAATGAGGCGATATGTATTGGGGGGTTGAGGAGGCGCGGATACTAAATTATCAATAAAATCATCGAGGGAGCCCTCTTGTTCATTTATGATTGGGTCAGACATACATTTAGAATTATAATATATTTCTTAATCAAACGAATAAAATATATTTCTTAGATATAAGTATGAGCACATGTTTTAATCCAAATAGGGGATTCCAAGGAGATGATTTTCAATCTGGTTCTAGCATATGTAAATCGATGGACTTGAATGAATACTATAATACTCAATATACCCCAATGTTTGATGGGAAAGGTGGGGCCGCGAAGAAGTCCTCTTCTACTACTAAAAAAGTGAAGAGGGCTCCTTCTAAGAAACGCGGTGGAGCAGATGATCTATTCGCAGATTTTGAAGCAAGAAATATTTCTTTACCTTATGCTACACAGGCCGGTGGAACTCAACTTGCGTCTGAGTATTACACATCTGCGCAACAGGGAAGTTATGCTCCTTACAATGCGTCAAAGGATGAGAAATGTGGTGGGTGTAAGAAGAGAGTTATCCGTGGTGGTTTTAGTATGCCACAAGCGGAGGGAATAATGAATCAAAAGAAAAGTAATATGGATGAATCAATGGCGGCCGCTAATATCACAACGAGCGGTGGTTGTGGTTGCGGATATAAGCCAAAGACTTCTGGGACGAAGCGTGGCGGAAGTGATGGATATTATACTGACACGGTGACTGGTAATGATCCAGTTGTTGAGAAAATATCAAAATTAGATGGGCAATTGAATGGTGGAACAAAATCTAATAAAAGATCTTCTTCAAAAGGGGCTAAGAAGCCTAAGACCAAGTCTTCTTCATCAAAAGGAGCCAAGAAGCCTAAGACCAAGTCTTCTTCATCAAAGCAAAAACTTAAAGGTGGTGATGATAGCGCAGGTGTAGGTAGTGATTTTGCGACGACACTTGCTTCACGTGGTCCTTGTAATTACCCCGATGGAAAATCTGCGGATTTGTTCCGTATTTTCAATAAAACGAGCGAGTTCATTCCCAACTCGATGTTGAAATATGCGGCGGCCCCTATATCGACTGGATATTCTCCGGATCCCAATCCATATCCTCGCGCATACAATGACGATTTCATTGGTGGTAAGAAGAAACCCACTAAGAAGAGCAGTTCTTCAAAGTCGAAGGCGAAGAAGCCTGTGAAGAAGAGCACTTCTTCAAAGACAAAGACTAAGAAACACTGAATAATTTAATTTTTTATTGAAAAATACTTGTTTCCAATAAATTCCCCCATCTAAAAAACATTATAATGCGAATTATATCCATACGCCCCCGTATCATTTTCCGTCGGCCCAGTTTTAACAATCGGGAAATACTCCGTATTTATCCCATTTTGTGCGTTCTGTTGCTCAATCTTCTTCTGCGCTTCATCCACATAATTTTGCGTCAATTCCTCCAAGATGTTTGTCCCGTTTCTGTGTTTCTCGTTCATCGCCTCAGAGCTCGGTAATTTGTATATAATGGAGTGCCAACTGTTTAAGCACTCCTCGCGCAAATCGAGCAAAACCTTGTATTGGTCCCCCCTATTTTTCAGCCCGAACAATATTTCATTGTATAACTTCGTCATATAGTTAAAGGCGACCAGCGAATTCTTGTAATTGAGATAGCTATATTGTATGAAATCGCGACTGTTATAGTAGAAGTCGACCCCCGCGGGATTCATGTTCATATAAGAAACCGACTCTCCCCCAATAGGAAACTCCAATGAATACTTCCCGTAAATGACGGTCCCCTCAATGGCGTCTAAATTATTATCGGATAATATTTTCGAAAGGAAAGCATCCTTATTCTGTTTATCGACTGTAAAATCGCGAACATTATAGTATTTATAATTATAATAAATGTAATAGACAAATCCTAAAAAGAAGAATCCGAAGATAGCTCCCAATCTTATTTCGAACCGGATGAACCACGCGTAAAATATCAATAGCAAAATCGCCACAAAAAACAAGTCGTTTTTACCGATAATATTAAATAGGGTGAAAGGGCTCACGTTATCGAAGAGGCGCGCCGTTTCATTCGTGGAATATTGCTGTTTGTTTAATAGGGTCGATGTTTGTAAATAATTTTTAAGAATAGTTTCAGTCATAACTATCTAATTGGTGAGAAAAATAAAATAGGAAATTAATGAAAGGAGGATAAACATTATTCCTACATATATGACCCGCTCATTCTTCGTTAATATAATGATATAATTATTGAAATTCTTGTTGTTATTATCATCGTAAATCAGGTCAGTCATTTCATTGACGATGTGCGTCCATGTCGTGAAAAAGTTCTCGAATAGGGTCTTCAATGATAGGTTATACACTCTTTTATTGTATTTTTCGCGCTCCGATTTTTCATTTTCATATACGGTCTTCGAGTATAATTTCTTGTAAGATTCTGCCAATTGCTGTTTCTGGAAATCGCTTAGCGTGTATGTATCTTCATTTTGTAAAATATTTTTGCTCATAATGTAATATATTTAAAAAAAAGAAATATATTACTAAATTACATCAACATATAACTGGAATTGTGTCTGGGGTTTCCCTGAACTTCGAGGACACCATAGCGCCTCTCTTTTACGCAACCGTTCATCGCAAGAAACCAGATGATAATGAAAAAAATGAGGAAAATAGTAAACGCGGCTAATCCGTCCATATCTATTATATACAAAAAAAATAATAGAAACTTAAACCCTAATTTTGAGTGAAATCTAAATCGTTATCGACCAAAACATGTTTTATAACCTCTAAAATGCTGGAAACGATAACAACTTCCGGAAGGGCGTCGTTGTATCGACTCTGACCGCTGTCATCAATCGACTTCCGGCGCCTCAATATCTTCTGATAATCCTCCTCGTTATCCTTCGGAATAAGACACATCCGAACTCCGGCCCTCTTGGCGCCCTCTAATTTCGCCTCTAAACCCCCAATCGGATGAACATTCCCGTGTAAGTCAATTTCCCCCGTCATCGCAATATCATTCCGCACTTTTATATTACATAGGCGACTTATAATAGCTGTCGTGATTGTTATTCCGGCGCTTGGTCCATCTTTGGGGGTCGCCGCCTCGGGGCAGTGAAGGTGTAATCCGAAGTTCCCGTAAGTCTCGAACTCCTCATTTATCTCCTTCTTAATCGACTTCGGAATAATATTCCACGCGAGTGTCTTTGCGCAAATCATTGACTCCTTCATAACGTCGCCTTGCTGGCCTGTCAGTTCAAGCGATAGCTTTCGGTCGCTTGGCGTCTTCAAGCACTCGACGATTGTTATACCGCCGGTCCCCGCAGTTGTCGCGTATAACCCATTCACGAACCCGACCTGTGGTTCTTTCGCAACCTGACGGACGTTAACTTTCGGCTTATCACTGAATAATTCACTCACGTAATCCTGCGATACTACGAAGGGGAGCTGGATTATTCCATCGACAATCCGCTTTAAGTTAATTTCGCGGACAATTTCGAAAAGCTTCTCGCGCAATTTGCGGACGCCGGCCTCGTTCGTATAATTCTGGATGATATACCGGACGACTTCATCAGATAGAGTAATATCATCCTTCTTATAACCGACCGTGTCTAATATCTCGGGGAGGGAATAGTTTCGGACCACGTGTATCTTCTCATTCAGTGAAAGTGGCTTCACATTGATTTCAGTTATGCGGTCGCGCAAAATGCGGTCGAGGGCGTTCGAGTCATTATACGAAAAGATGAACAGGACTTTACTCAAATCAATCTTTATTCCCGAAAAATAGCGGTCATAGAACTCATTATTCTGGGAGAAATCAGTAAGATGCGTGAGTATTCCAATAATCTCGCGCCCGTGCTCCGTCATCGAAACCTTATCGACCTCATCAATGTAAATAATAGGGTTCATACACTTCGTTTCCATCAATATATCCACGATGCGCCCCCAAGTTGACCCCAAATAAGTATAACTATGACCCTCCAATGTGGCGCCGTTGCTACTTCCACCGAGGGGAAGAAACCCGAACGGGCGAGGGTTCCCGTCCTCGTCCAAGAAGCACTTAGCAACCCCCTTCTTGGCGATAGTCGTCTTACCCACCCCGGGTGGTCCCTGAAACCCGAAGACGAATCCATCCATCTTCCCATTCATCCACTGCGCAATCAGGCGCTCCAATTGGAGCTTAGTCTCCTCTTGGCCATAGACGCTCTCATTCAGGGTCGTCCGGACATTTTCCAAATATTTCTTTTTCGATTTCTTATAAAGGAGCCAGTCCTTCCAAATATTGACCATGTTAATGGCGATGGATACTAGAATATGATTATCAGGATTCGTATGTTGACTTTCGAGCGCATCATCCATATCAATTCCATTATCCAACTCCTCTTTAATCTTCTTCATTTTAAGTATCTCCGCAATGAACTCCCCACAATACTCCTTCAATTTCAAATCGCTCTCTTCCATTTCGCATTGATTATAGGTGAATATCTGTTTCAGCATCCGCTCCATTTTGCGAAGGAATGATTCAACTGAACTCTCGATACGGTCATTCTTGAACTCTTTGAGCGTCGTGAAAACATCGGCGTATATATAGTTCTCGAACTCAGTCCGTATATTAAAATCATTTAAGATTTTCATGCTATTCACAACTATTCCATTCAATTTCGCAGTAAAATTCTCCAAACCGAATAAAACAGGTTCCTTCTTGTATATTCCGAATGGAATTTTTAATAGGCCATCTAAATACTGTTGGGCTTTGGCGGACCCCTCTCGTGTTCCCCGTGTTTCCTTGAATTTATCGAGCGCCTTCGCCTTAATGGCATCGCTACACTTCATCATCGCAATCCTCTTGTCATATGGAATGTCATTCTCAGTCATCGTATGAAGCTGGGCCACTTTGTCCTCCACATTTTTAAAGGCTACGCGAAATAGCTTCTGGATGGAATAATGGAGGCTCTTATAGACCTCCTCCGCCATCGGTTGCGGTTTGAGGAGCTCACTCGTATTACAGACCATATCATAGATAATATGAGCCAGAAACTGGTCCTCACTATCACTGAGGAGGAACAGCGTTAAAATATAACGCTGCTTGTAATTATTACCGGTTATAAACTCTTTGACGAGAAGAGATAGAGGTTTCGAGCGGTATTTGACTAAATCCTTGTGTGCGGCCTCGATAAGCCCATTTATCTCGATTTCAGTATTCAATATAAAATCACGAAGACACATCTGATTTAGAAACCCGCGCTTAAAATTATCATCTATGGCGAGGTACTCCAATTGCTCCTCAACTCGCTTCAATTTCTCACCGAGTGTTCCTCCAATGCGACACATATTAAGGGGGTCTTTTTTAAAGTATCCAGAGACTATGACCAGTTTCTCATCAAACGGAAAATGAATATCGGCACCCTCAATTTTTTCAATGAATGACTGATTTTTAGTGTCAATTTTCTTAGCGTATGGAAGAGTCGCCCGTTCTTCATTAAGGTCAACTATATCTTTAACTTCCAGCTTCGCGTTTGTAGAAATAAAAAAGTTATCATAGAAATCAACAAGCTTTTTGTAGGGGACTGAAAGAGTAGAATGAATATCATTGCCTAAATAGAGCGACAAAACATTACTTATTTTTTCGCAACCACACTCTGGAAGTAAATCGATGAGCTTTTTTCTTAGATTGTGTATTTTCATGAGATTATCGGACTGAAAATTTTCAATATTTAGGTCTTTATAGGCTAAAAGGACTTCATCTATTTTTTCCATTAAAATATTATATTTCTCTTTCCGGAAAATACGATTTTCAAAATTTGTATGGACATTTGACATAATATTGTAAATTTCTAAATAGAGACTCCGGTGTTGTATAACAATCTGCTTTTGAATAATATTGTTTAATTCTATTTCTGGATTATTCATTTAATTATATATTATATTTTTATAATATAATAATATGAGCAATAATACTAATTCCGCAAATATTAATAATAGCAATTCAGGGGCAAATGCTATAACCCCGCGAAATAATAACAATTCTCAGAGTAATAAAAATACGGTTATTATTGGGAATAATAATCGGTCGTCAAATGTGAATGCTAACAACAAGAAAAAATATCCATACACTCGTGATATTTACGTTCCAAGGGAGAAATTATTTGAGAAAATTGGTATTTTGGACCCAGAAGGCGTCAATAATAATCCTCTGACGAATGAACCGTATAAAAATCTGTATTATAACCCAAGTAAAAATGTTTCGAATAAAAACACAACCTATCAACAATTAGGCTCAGTATGGTCTAAATATCCAATGTATGATAAAAGAGAAGAGGCGATTAATCTAATCTATGATAACAATGTTGTTTTAATTGTCTCGGGGACAGGTAGTGGAAAAACTGTTTTAACTCCAAAATTCGCACTCCATTGCTTAAATTATCAGGGGCGAATCGCAATAACAAATCCGAAACGTATTACAACAAAGGAAACTGCGTTGTATTCCGCGATGTGTATGGATGTTAAAGTAGGAACATATATTGGAATGAGATACCGCGATTCTGAAAAAGGAGCTTATTCATCTGACTGTCGTCTGATTTATTGTACGGATGGATGGATTCTTCAACTTCTTCAAAAGGACCCACTACTTACAGAGCTGGATATGGTTATTATTGATGAAGCCCACGAGCGCAATGTTAATATTGACTTGCTACTCCTGCTCCTTAAACAGCTCGTTTTAAAAAGACCGTCTTTCAAACTCATTATTATGTCAGCTACAATAAAAACTGAAACATTCTCAAATTATTTTCCGACACCACAGTTCAAGTTTGCAATGCTTGACGCGGGACAGCAGCCAATGTTTCCCATAAAAACTACATATTTGAACAAGCCAATCAACAAATACGACGCAAATGGAAATATTATTGATAATAATTACTTTGATGTAGCAGTAGATAAAGTGGTATCTCTTCTAAAAGAGACTGATGAAGGTGATATATTAGTATTTTTCCCGAAGAAAAGTGATACAACGGATGGTTGTAGTCAATTGAGTATAAGATTAGATAGACTTAATCGGGAGCTTGGTAAAAAAATATTCTGTGCTTCACTAACGAGTAGCAAAAAGACGAAAGAAGAAGAAGAGATAATTATAAATTCGGAAAAATATAAACAGAATGGAAAATTTGGGAGGAAGGTCGTTTTCGCAACGGAGGTCGCAGAATCTTCAATTACCATTAAAGGTCTTTTATACGTTGTCGACACTGGATTAGTGAATAAATTAGTGTATTATTCCGATAAAAATATGGAATCGTTGGAAATGAAGTTCATATCGAAGGCGTCGCATAAGCAGAGGCGGGGGCGAACGGGGAGGACCGCCCCCGGAACGTGTTTCTGTCTCTTTACGGAAGAAGAATACAACAAGAAATTTTTGGAATATACGCAATCCCCCATTTTGAATACGGACCTTTCCAAGTATTTGATGACATTCCTCGCGAACCAGAATTTTGTATCACATATCCAGTTTCCGATTACTTACAAGAAGGATGAAAAAGCGAATGAAAAAGGGAAGAACACAAATAAACACAAAAAGCTCGAATTGAGACCGAAAACAGTTGGAGTAGGAGGAGGAGAAAATAATAAAAAAAAGCGACTGAATATTTCTCCTAAGGTTGTCCCACTGGAACCGTCCGATATAAAACCCTTAGAATTTACTGAATACTTACACAAGCTTATCGAAATCCCGCCGATAGATACAGTTAAACGAACTATCCAGAGATTGGTCGATTTGAAGATGGTTGAAGTTCGAGATAACAAGGGATATATAACGGATTTGGGTCGCGCTTGTGCTGTTTTTGATGTCATTCCCGAAATTGGCCGGATGATGATTTCCGGATACAATTACCGTTGTCGCGATGACATCTGTAATCTTGCTGGAATATTCGAAGTGTCTGAATACAAGATGGACAATGTATTTGAGAGATTCCGAGCAAAAACGAAGGATGAGCAACTGAAACGCACAGAGAAAGATGAATACGAGCGCGTCAAGAAGAGATGGATCAATTCTCTGGGGGACCATTTCAGTTTATTAGATATCTACAACGAGTTTTGTAAGAGGGAGTATGATGAAGTTGATAGAAAGACGGGGGTTATTACAAGGCCTAAGATGGGCGATACTAAGGAATGGTGTAAAAAGAACTATTTGAATTATAATATATTGAGGAAAGTCAAGGAAACCGCGCGACAATATCAAGGGGCGTTCGGACGTGTCATAAAAATATTCAAAGAGAAACACCCCGATGTAAAACCGCGGTTCATATTTACGGATAAGGAACCTGTTTTATCGGAAAATTATGCGGAGAACATCCTGCGCGCAATATTGGACGGCTTTTTTGTGAATATGATACGCCGGTTTGATAATCGGAAATATATAAATTGCTACCCGCCATCGAAGACGGTTGCGCAATTACCACAAACATCCCTTTACGGTTCCACAAAAACCCAGACAAAATACGCTATTTATGGACAGCTAAAATCAATTTTTGGAAATCAATCATTTTCCATAGTTTCCAAAATTCCACCTGCTATAAGTGATGAATATAAGAATTCTGAACAGGGTAAATGCTTGGAAAGTTGCTGGAAGACTGGAAATAGTAAGAAGGAAGAGAAAGGAGACAGTGGTAAGAGACGTCAAGGACAGAAACATAAAGATGAACAAAAGAGAAAGAAATCCTATGGAAAATTTCGGCGCTAAAATTGATGGTAAATTTTTTATTCAAGTTATTTTTTATTTGAATAAAATAAATTAAAACCGGCTAAACAGATTATTAAATAAAATAACCAAAAAGATACCTTCTAAAAAGTTCAACTGGCGGAATTTAGTCATGTCATTTCCATAGCTTTCGAGCAATCTGGGGACAACAATATTGTATGAAATCATGACGAGCAACACTTTAATAAAGAACATCGCCAGCGCGATAATGAAGAATAGGAATCCGTTGCTGTAAGACCCATCCATCGAACCAGCGCCTCCTTTCATTATTTTAGCGGAACTTCCATTAAACAAGAAATTTTCAATTACTGACGAAAACATTAATATATAATTAGAAAATTTTTATAATATATAATATATATTATGAACTTTCAGAATGTATTCGATAAACCGACCCTTTGCGGGTCCGATTGTGTCCCTTGGAACCATAAATTATGGGAAACGCCAGTAGTTCTTCCCCCAAATATGGACCCCGCTTTATACAATGTTCTTAATGGTTGCTGGATGTGTAATTTCGAGAAACAGGACCTCGAAAATAATTACCTATGTAGCCGGAACTTCGATATCGACCCGAGGCTCCCCTGTAATAAGCTGGGCCAGAGCCCAATCAATAGCGCGGATGAGATATGTCGGTCTCGTAAATCTTGACATAGTTTGAGGGTTTCAGACGCATTTTGAGAAGACCGGCCACTTGGAACGTGGCCTCATATATATTCTTCTTCAATTTCTCGTCCTTCTTACATTTCGGAATCATATCGGGGCCCTTATTTATCTCCAAAATATACGGCTCCCCATCTTCGAGTATGACGTCCATACCAAAGAGCTGGAAGCAGACTTTGTTCTCGTATTTGACTTCACAAAATATTGGAGCAATCGCCTTCGATAAATACGTTATCTTATCAATGATTTTGGACCATATGCGCCCATACATCTCTTTACCGATGACCTTCTTCAATTCATTAAAATCGTGGGGCATGTTCTCCTTCTCATAGAGATCGGAGTCCATTTGAAAGCTGGTTATGTGGGTCTCGAACGTGATATTTCCGGTGGTTTTGTTCTTCGTGTATAAAACTTTCCCGTTTGTATTCACGAAAAACTGGATTTTACCTTTGTGCTTACGAATCATGAAGTAGATGCGCATATTCATTTTCCGGCCGTGTATCTGGGTCGTGTTCGTTAAGAAGCGCTGGGCGACCTTGAAATCATCCTTCTTGGCGCGTTCGAGGTCATCTTCCGTAAATACGAGTGCAAGGCCCAACTTGCGTTGGAGGTTCTTCTTACAAATGAGGACGGTTCCGTGGCGGACCTCTTGGAGGGCGATTGCGTATTGGTGAGGGTTTTCAATAAGGAAAGACTCGGGCATGAGTTGCTTGGCGCTATGACGGCCGTATGTTTTTTCGAGGACGTCCCAGAGGTTGTTTTTGCTGACGATTTGGTCGCATCCAATGAGGCCGAAGATGTATTTGGAAGGGGGGACGTCGATGTTCTTCAACTCTTGCTCTATATTGTTGTAGCCACAGGGCATGTAGAAATTGTATTTCTGGTCGTTTCGGGAGAAGCCGTTCCTTCTTAAAACGCCGTCTAATAGATCGGTGTGGGGTTTTTCTAAACATTTGTGGTAAGTTATCTTCTTGAAGTGGGTAGTGGAAATGTATATAATTACGATTATAATTATTACAATGACGCTTCCACAAATAATTGCGAGTTTCATTATATTATAATAATATAATAAAAATTGATGGGGTAATTTTTTTAAATTTAATGGGGTATTGCTAATCGTTGTCAGCAGTAATGAGTCATAAAGATTCAGAACAACAATCATTATGTGGTGATCCAGAATGCCCCGGTTCATTTTGCGATATTTGCGAAGCAATTCGCCGATCATTGGATTTCCAAGCGAGGATTACATGTCAACATAGTGTCTCATCTTGTTGCATGAAAAATCAGCGCGATAAATGTATTGATGATCAATATCCTAATCACGAACAACTTCAACCGAGAGGAGGAGCTGTTGGTGGTGGTAAGGCGAGTGATGTGGTGCCTCTCCAAGATTTCAGCAGTGAAACACGCTGTGAAGGTTGTCGGAAGCCGGAAGGTTCAAACCCCGCTTGTCCGATATGTGTTTTCTTTAAAGAAAGTGCAGAAACGGCCCGAAATGGCGACCAGAATCCAAATGTTCCGACCTCGATAGTATTTCAAGAAGGTGTCGGTCCAAGACTGAAAGACCTCTGCGCTCTTACACCGGAAGAGCTTAAAAAATCAGTTGATTTACTTCACGGTGTGTTCGAGTCAAAGGTTTTTCCACTGATTCCAGTCAAATTTCGGGATCCTGATTCTCATGTTGGCCCGTGGAGAGGATGTGAGTGGTCCAGTGGAAATTGCTGGTTGGTGGTGATCCTCCAAATGTTTCAGACAGGGAGCTGGCACACTTCAATCAACGTCTCAAACCCTCTTGGAAATTCTTTGTGGATTTTGGTCCATGAACTGAGAACCAGAGGATTTCTTCCTCGTCAAAAACTCCAAGCGTTTCGGCGGTTGATGACTGAAATGATTGGACAACGTGAAAAGGGGACGTTGTTCGAAAACGGCCAGATGGATCCATTTGAGGCTCTCAGGATGCTTGAAGACAACGGAGCATTTCGCTACTATTACAGTCTTTCTTGGACTGAAAAAGTAGAGGGGATTTATGCAACTCCCGTTATTGATCTTGGGATGTCGCAGTCATCATCAAAGAACCTGATTGAGAATCTTGATAGCTTAGAGATCGAAATCAATTTTGATCAGGACTCCAAATTCTCATGTCTTCCATCAGCCATTGTGATTAAGGTTTCATCGTCAGAACGAAGCTCTGGATCAACTGTGGATTTTCCAAAGTATACTGTATTTGAATTTGGTCCTCTGACTTTTCAGATCATGTCCGTGCTTCTGTTCATCAATGGACACTATCTGACGGTGTTTATCCATTTGAGATTTGTTCCTCAAACAGAAACTGTTTACACAACCTACTGGTTGTCTGACTCAAAGTCAAATGTTCAGGATTGTGGGCATCACGCTCCGTCAATTGTTGAAATCGATCAAAGATTGTTTAAGGAATTGTGGAGGAATCACGCCATTTCAATCATGTGTGTGAGGATACCGAATGTTGTGGATATTGACGGAATTCCACACGAGTTAAATGGGACTAATTTTGAACCTTTGAAGCCAGCGTGGGAGTCCCTTCCACAGTGTGATGAGGGTCAATACACGACCTTTGGACAAAATGGAGAAATCCTCCTCAGACAGTGTATGAGTTCGTTGGAGTTGAAATGATTTCATCGTTTCTCTTCAAATTGAGAAAATATTATAAAAATTGATTAAAAATCACCATCATTCTCCAACCTATAAAATGTCTCAATTAACCCCACATTTTTACAAAGGAATCCCAATCGCCGGTTCAACCCCCGCAATTGATGGCCAAATTCCCATTATTCTCAAATCCCCCAAATTCAAGAACTGGTTCGATAAACTCGACCACAGCGCCCTCGATTTACAATCTATTACAATAACCGACGTAGATTGGTTTTGTGCGCCAACCGCAATCGCCCCCGAAAAGCTGGGCTTCCTCAAACTGACCGCGAAAGTATTCGACAGGAAAACGGGAAAACCCGTCCCCGGAATAGCCTTCATTCGTGGAGGCGCCGTCGCCGTTTTGATACGTGTCGTGGTTGGTTCGAGCGCCTATTTTATTATGTGTCGCCAGTTGCGATTTCCAGTTGGAGGCTACACTTTGGAGGCGCCTGCGGGAATGATGGACGCCAGTGCGGACATTTCGGGCGTTATGATGAAGGAAATCGCAGAGGAGACCGGACTCGTTGTCCCGAACGCGGCCGAACTTATTGATTTAGGGCGCTTTATTCCATCGGGCGGAGGATGCGATGAATCAATCCGTCTTTTTGCTTGGAATACTGAGCTCTCGAAGGAGGCGTTTGATGAAATTACGAGGAAAATCCACGGGGCTACCGAAGAGAATGAGACTATTTACCTTCATATTTTTGAGGATAATGCGTCATTCCCGCAAAAGCTCCAAGAGATTGGGGACCCCAAGATGGAGATCGCATATTGGCGATGGAAAAGTCTTTTTTCTTCTACTATGTAGAAGTATATGGTGTTAGGCCTCAAAAAGACCCATAACAATATTATTTTATTATAAGATGAAAATTGATTATTTGCAGTAAAAAAGTGTTATGTCCATAACAATCTGATTTATTTTTATCTAATATATAGTTATGAAGCTAAAAAACAAGGGTGCTTTTTTTGCGAGGAATAAAGAGAATGATATTGTATTTATAATTTACGTAAGCACAAACGATATAATCAAAAAACATCCAGAAGCAAAATTATCATATATTGACAAAAAGACAAAAACTTATAAGCAAAAACCACATTCACCAAATAAATTATGGTTTGTTCTGTTTGATAAAAATGGTCGCGATTATCTTTCACCGGAAGATGTATCAAGTAGCAAATTGGAGAAACTTATAAAAAAAAATACAGTTGAATCATATAATTATGATGATTATTCTAATCCGGATGACCTCTATATAAAAATGAAAGAATCCAAATTAGGACTGGATAAGTTCTATACTAAAAAATGGTTTAGTAAAAATTACAAGTTTATAAAAAATCAATTACACTCGCTTTAATGAATATAAAAATATGTTTTAGTTTTTTTGATTTAACTTTTTTCTAAAAAGTTATTATATAGTATGGATGAATCTGAATCAATTGAACAACCTGAAATAATTATCGAACCAGTCGTGATTGAGAAAATTGAACAATCCGAAATAATTAGCGAACCAGTTGCTATTGAGAAAATTGAACAATCTGAATTAATAAGTCATCCAGTCGCGATTGAATCAATAAAGGAAACAGACCCAATTGGACCAGTTCAAATAATATTAAATCAATATGGGGTCGCAATAACTCCTGATGAAAAATATTTATACATTGTAAATAATAAATATTATGGAATTATACAATCTGATTCAGTATATGTATATGATTTAATAAATGAACTCATTATTGCTAAAATAACGAATGATTCATTCAAAACACCATCGACTGCTACTATTTCAGGAAGACGCGTATATATAACAAATTCCAATTCAACTACAATTACTGTAATAGATACAGCAACAAATAAAGTTGTAAAAGTTATTGATGGATTTAAAAACCCTTATAGAATTGTAGTTAGTGAAGATGGTAAAACTGGATTCATTTGTAATTATGGAGATGGCCTTTCATTAGGAACTGTATCTGTTATTAATTTGGAAACATTCGTAATAAAAAAAAATATTCAAGTTGGATTAGGACCATGTAATTGTGCTTTATCACAGAATGGCCAAAAATTGTGCGTTACTAATTATTATAGCCAGTTTATAAGTATAATTAGTACATCTTCATTAAATGTTATAAAAACGGTTCCTTTAAATAGTAATGTTGGTTTTCCATTTAATATTAATATTGATTCAAATAATTATTGTTATATTTTATCTTTAACTTTATTTTTATCACATGTTTCAATTATTGATTTATCAACAGATACACTTCTTTTACCATATTTTAATACATTTGGAAGCAGGTATGGAATTGTTTTTTCATCTAATCCAAATCTTAAACAATTATACTTATTAAATTATAATAAAAATACAACATTATCTTTTATTGATATAAATAACGGTATTCCACAACTTTTATTAATTCAATACAAAAATGATTATACATTAGAATATGACTCAAATCTTATACAAATTTGTCCAGTAGTTGGAAATGCGATTTTAACATATGACAAAAAATTCTTATATATTACTACATATGGGACAAAATTCAGTAATCTGAATAATTTGGTAAAATTATGATTTTCTAATTAGAATCATATATAAACTGTATAATAAACAAATAGACATATATAATATTACCGGATTAAACCACCATTTCCGAATAAAATATGTGCTTAATGAAAAAATTTTGATAAATATCAATAAATAAAAGATTGGATTTATAAATAGTTGGTTTATTCTGAAACAACCAAAATTTTCAAATATCTGAATAATCCCAGACAAAATAAAAATGACTGCTAAAAAACGGTCATTTGGATAATCACGTAAAAATAGGAATATACTGGAAATTATTACGATTATCGGAATTATTATCATATGTTTTATTCTAAAATATTATCGTGTATAAAACTTATGAAAATTTCTTTTCAGATATTTTCATAAGTCCATATGGAATATCAATTATTACTTGTCCTAAAAATTGTGGAATAATAAATTGAAGTTTCATAGTTAAAGTAATAAAAAATTGAACTATACTCAAAAACCAATAAAGCAAAGGTTCAATTGAAACAATAAGAGATGCCCACGGTTTTGAAATTTCTATTTTTTCCTTATAAGCTGGATTCCATAATTTTGAATGTATAAAGTCGAACATAACTGTTCCATAATATCCTTGTAATAATGCTGAAAAGAAACCGACAATATATATAAGAATTACTTTTTTCCATGTATCAACTTTCATTCCCAAAAATTTGATTGAAGGATCTGGACCAAATTTTGTAAAATCCTTGAATGCACCTTCTTCATCTAAAAATACAAGATATCCAATAATAAAACAAATAAAAATCATAAATGCGATTCGAGGCTCAAATAAATAATTTTTCAGAAAATTAAACATCACCTATAATATAAAAAAGAAACAAATATATAAACAATTGGTATAAAATTTACGGCCCAACACCAGAATGATTTCCACGATGGACCTTTAACAAAGAAAACACTAAATAAAACAGTCCCTAAAAATAATGCTACTAAAAATATCTGTAATGAAAGTGGGCGACTGAATAGAAGTAATGCGATTGATGCGTAATATAAAACATAAGCAATATAAAATATTACTTTATTTGGGTATATTTTTTCTAAATCCCATTTCAGATGGAAGCCATCCGGCCGTGAGCAAACGCGAGTCTGTGTTCCTTTGATAAAACTCGCGATACAAATAATTCCGAAAAATATTGCGTAAAATATGATGACGGGTAATAATTTTTTCCTGTCGAACGTCAAATCCGCGAAAAAGTATCCGCCAAGTAATAAACAAACCGGTTGTAGCATTAGAAGAATGTATGCGAATACAGTAGCGTAATGATTTATTTTCCCGCAATTATCGCTCCACATTAGAAATTCTAAAAACTGCATGAGACCGGCAACTATGAAAATGATGGCAAACCAGCGGTCATTGGGATAATTTCGCAAAATTAGGAATATTGATGAAATGGCCATAATTGAAAAAGTAATAATTGATACTCTCGAATTATAGCACATTGTAATACTTATTTGAACATTTTATTTACAAAAGTAAATAAAATTCTTTTTTGTAAATAAAATTCTTTTTTAATCTTTTTATACTTTTATAAATATCACCATATGATTATATCATTTTTAACTTATCTCCAATCTCTTTATAATAATGTCCATTATAAGGTAAATTTTTTCTAATTGCTTTCATCAAAGTTTTATCACTAATTGATAACTGATTACAACAATAATATTTACACAAAAAGATACGAGTTAAATTATTATTCAGATCATATTGACCGATTCCACTTCTGTATAATTGCGGATAACCTCCATGTTCAGTTTCAAAATTATTTCGTAATTCTTCGCTACACTTTTCATAAATCATATAATAGAAACCATTTGTTAATTTTCCACTCCTGACTGGATTGTCCAAGGCAGATAATGAGTCGAATCCATTATCACTTGCTCCGGTTTTTCTGTCAATATAAACGTTTAATATTTCTGTTTTTTCTTGGTTGATTTTTGCTATGTACCCCATTTCTTTATGTATGGATTCTTTCGTTGGAGAAATATTATGAATTATATTTGGATCCATACTTCTTTCAACAAATAACCATCGATAATTATAATATACACGGTTTTCAACGATTGCTTTATTAAGAGTTGGTCTTTTTATATTCGGATTCTCTCTCATCAAATCAGAAACACTTTCATAATAGTTTACTAATTCAAGTGTTTCAGGATTTATTTTTTGAAGACGAGGTCCTAAATTTACCGGCTCTTGATTAAATCCACTTGTAGTTATTACTTGCGATTGATTTATCTTTTCAAGTATTTCTTTATTTGTTTTTTCAACGGAATCTATTTTATTTGATAAATATTTAATTTCTTTCATTAAATCGGAAATAAATATACTATCGTTATTTGATTCTTTCAATTGAATCATTAGCTTCAATTTTTCGTTTTCAAGTTCTAAATTGCGGTTATACTCATTAAAATCATTAAAATATTTTATATTACTATTTATTATATTCAATACCATTTGATATGTAAGATTTTTTCCAATTAGAAAAAGTTCCATCTCATTCTCATGGTGTTTTAAATTGGTAATTTTGTTCAATCTTATTTTTTCATGGTTGTGAATAAAAGACTCAAAATCACTACTGCGATTTACAGAAAAACAATCGAGTAATACACATTCCTCGTATTTGGTTTTATGCTCTGAGTATCGATTTTTGATTCCAATGCGACTTTCTCCAATTTTAACAATATAATTTCCATGTTCTAATGTTTTAACACGAATGATATATACAATTGAACCGATTGTAGCAAACTTTTGAAGTAATAGTTTTTCTTTATCAAGTTCACGTTGGTTTTCAAATTTATCTTCAATTTGTAATAATTGAGATTTCAGTTCAATTGTTTCTTCTTCAATAACTTCATGAAGCGATTCTTCCAATTTGATAAAATAATCATGGATTTCATCTGCTTTTTTAGTTCCAGCTTTCAAGCAAAACTTTTTGAATGTTTTAACATTCATCATTATAGTTTCTCTATTATGACCTCCGCGCGATGATTTTAATTCTTTCTTCGGATGTGGAACTATTTCATCATCGTCATTGTTTGTTATAAACATTTGCTCTTCTTTTCGGAAGAGCAAACATTTATAATCTTTATTAATAATAAATTGATTTTGTATCAATCTTTTTGCGTTTACTTTTTGACTAAATCCTAACCATTCCCACACATTATCCAAATCGATAACATAATCATTTATTTTATCGTATTTTAGATAGCAGTAAAAGCTTGATAAAAATAGTTGTTGTTGGTAATTTGTAAATTTACTTTGTAGTTTTTCAATCAACTTAGATTTACAATTTATATTTATTTTCGAGATTGGGTTGTTTTCAATCAAATCAACGATATTGATACTTGTCGTATTCTCCATTTTATTATAATATTTCGTTTTTTTTATGTTTGAGATTGGAAAAATAAATTTCAATTTTTTTATTTATTCAGAAAATTATCTGAATTTGGAGAATAATTATAAAATTTTTCTTAACTAATTCTGCGACATTTCAATATTATTTTATTTCTTAATTTTATTCCAACATTTTATTTTTTAATTCTGTATATGTCCAGCTATCAATTGGATGGTCTTTTTTTTCTTCAAGAAATAGAAATCCTTTCTCAATTTGTTTGTATTTATCGATAAGTGAATAATTTCCACATGTTCCACATTTCGATGATATTTTAACTCTCTCATTTTTTTCCTTGACTAATGGATGAAAATGATTTATTACAAAAAATTCTTTCTTTTCCTTATCATTCTTATAATACTCACAAAATTTTGGTAAATTGTCTAATTGTCTTTCATTTTTTAGCCATTTCATAAATTCATCAGGAATCTTTTTAGCATCTAAATGACGAGATACCTTTCCTCGATTTGTATTTTGTTCAGACTGCGTTGTTATTCTCAAATTACATCTCCGATTATCAATTTTATTTTGATTTATATGGTCAACGCTCAATTGTCCTTTACCAAAACCGGAATGATCCATAACAAGCTGATGTAAATATAAACCAGCTGTAAATACATATCCAACCAATGGATTATAAGACCATGTATAGTCCTGACAGATTACTTTATTATAATCTTCTATTGAAAAATAAGTAATCATATTCGGATTACAGAACATTATATAATATTCTTTTTCAACGCTTTCGCTTTCATTCCGAACTAAAAAATACGGATTAAATACTTTTCCAGAATAACGGCCCGTATTTTTTCTATGGCCAACATTAGTTGTTAAAACAACCAAGTTATTTTCTAAAACATGTTTATTCAATGCTTCCATTTTATTTAATTTATTTATTTGAATAAATTAAAATCAATTTTTACAAAAAAATGTAAAAACGAAGAAATAATATTTTAATTGCTGTAAGCTCTCTTTATCTTCTAAGTTTCCCTAGAAGGAGGACTGTATCTTAAGCCGTTTCAGATTGCTTAGATCTTCATAAACGACCCACGCCCGTTCAGTCTCTGACGCCCTACCATAAACTAGCATATCGTTTTTAGGTAGTAAGCATGCGGATTGCCCAATCCTTTTCATTATTACCATACCCAAGTTCATTACTCTTGGCCACTTATTCCTTTCGGAGATAAGCTTGGTAGAAAAGGCTCTAAGGGGATTCCCGAACAACAAGGTGTGTTGCTGGTTGATATAAATCAACCAACTAGCAGTTAGTCATACCATCAAAGTAGATGATTGTGAGGACATAAATGGTTTTCTACTGTAAGAGCTCACTTTACTGTAGCATACTGCTTTTTGGATCTGGTTAACAGTCATTAATATTAATGAAACTAGTAGGTTCAATCCTCCCATCCCGCTCATTATGCGAAGAACGTTGTAGTTAGTAGCATAAACACGGATTTTAGATGAAATCGAAGTCTTGGGTGTGACTTGAAGTTGAAGAGTCGCGTTGTCAATTCGCGAAAAGTTGCACGTGCCTGAGGGCTGATGCTGCTCGGGCTGCAGCGAAAAGGAATACACGTTGATTCCCGTAGCAGGAATGTTGGTGTGGTGCTGATAAGGCTGGACAAGGTTGAAGTAAGAGCCAAGACGCTCAGAGAAACGATCGTGGCCGTTAAGCTGGAGCTTAGCACGGACGACTGGGTTGCGGCCTGCGCGCTGGGGAGCAAGACCGGCGTGGTCAGCGCCTCCGGCAGCCTCGTTGTAATCAGAGAAGTTGACGGGAGCGTTGTTGTTGGTTCCGGCACCACCACCAGGGGGAAGGTAAGCCCAAGCGACTTCGGGAGTAGTCTGGGACTTTCCGGGCTGGGGACCAAGAGGATCGGGGGCACCGTAGGTCTGGTTGTAGACGGAGGGGAATGAAGTGGCGGAATAACCGGACTCGACGTTGGTACGAAGGGCGGCCTGGGGGTCAAGGAGACCGTTGGAGCCGATAACACCGAAGGTATCGTTGTCAAAGTCATCAGTGTAGTTGTTCCACTGGTTCATACCGAGCTGAATGACGGAGTCTCTCTGAACGACCCAGATCAATTCCTTGACGGGGTGGTTAAAGTTCAATTTGACCTTGACATTCTGGCTGGTTATAGACTCATCGCCGGTGAACTGGAGCTGCTCAATAAGGTACTCGTGGGAGACCTGAGCAAAACGTCTGCGCTCGTCAGTGTCGAGGTAGATGTAGTCAATGTAAAGCGAAGCTGCTTCAAGAGAAGGGACGCAGAAGAGGTTATTCTGGGAATCAAGAGAGACACCGCAGTTGCCGAGCTGGTCAGCAGTTACGTAGCACTCGTTTTTCTGGCGGAACTCGAGAATGATCTTTACCTCGTGGTATTGCACCTGTAATACCCCATCTTTCGATGTATTTATATACAGAAACCGAGGTTAATATTTCTGTAAATTTTCGGGAGTGGACTATATCTTAAGCTTTCATCGAAAATTGTCAATTTTCTCAAACCCATATCCATTTAGTCTCTGAACCTTTCCCATAGTCTGACATAGCGACCTTAGGGACTTGGCTGCTGATTGCCCATTTCAAAACATATTATGTTTATCATTCGTTAGCATTTTCACGATGTCTGAGTTTTTTTCTCAGCCAAGATAGGCTTTCGCGTATCCTTTCGTAGCAGTTTGTTTCTATATTATTAATATTTTGTAATTTATTAAATCTATGAAGTGATATTATTGAATTAAAATAATAATGTAAATGTAAATTTTTATATTTTGATCTATTTTTATTATTATATAATGGTTGTAAATTTGTCCAATTAAAACATATTTTTTTATCTTCGTCTAAAAGTGAATTAAATTGATATATTGGTAGAATATGATCAATTTGCCAAACTTTTCCAAGATTATCCCAACACATATCTTTTTGAAATTGAAATTCAATCTATTTTTTAAAAATTTCAAAATCACAATTTAATATTTTTAAATATGATGATTTTAATCCTTTTAAAAGTCTATGAATTTTACTTCTTAAAATTTCTTTTAATTGAAAATCTTTGTCAGTTTTTCTTTTCTGTTTTATTTTTTCTTTACGTATTGGAAGATATTCTTTATTTTTTATTTGTATATGTTCTTTGTTTAATTCACAATATATTTTTTTTTGAACTTTTATTTTTTCTTTATTTTTCAAAAGATATTCTTTATTTTTAATTAATAAAATATCTTTATTATTTTTATAATATTCATTATTTTTATTTTTTATATGATTATTACTATTTATTCTTTCATTTTTTCTACAATCTTTACATACATAATGTAATCCATCTTTATTTGATTTTGATTTATTAAAGGAATCAAACTCTTTTTCTATTTTGCATTTTGAACACTTCTTCATTTTAATATAATATTAATTTATTTTTAAGCTGTTAATTTTATAGAAACTATTTAACGATTTTAGGGGTTTCCAGCAATTTGGAAATGTTGCCTGATTATTACATCAGACTAACACCTGCGGTATTTATATTTTAGAACCGCTAAACTTATTTTCCTTTCATTATTCTAATTTTCTGAAAGGAGTGGTGTTTTTCAGCCCAGCATTTTAGGCGATCAAGGGAAGAGCAAGACCGGGGTTGCGGCAGAACCAGAACTGGAAGGGAACATAGAGAGTGGTGGCTTCGGCCTTAGCAAGGGCGGTACCAGTAAGAGCGAAGGTGTTTCCAACCATATTGTCATATCCTACCTGATGACCGGGCTCCTGAGAGAGCTCGTTCCAGATGTTAAGCCAATCACCGTATTGTTTGTCGCACTGGTGATTGTATTTTAATGTACCTTTGGTTTCCCAAAGGATTAGACTATATCTTAAGCCTTTAAATATTTAAAGACCCATTACCATTTAGTCGTTGAACCTTCTCCATTCTATTATAATAATAGGTTAGGAGCTTGGCTGCGGATTGCCCATTTCAGAAAATCTTTAAAATTTTCTTCATCTGTGGAATTTTTACCATACCAGAGTTCTAGTCTCTGCCACATACTATTTTCATAATATGTTTGGTATCCTTTACAGTTTTAGGGGGTTCCCGCAATTTGGTAATGTCGCATAATTATTACAATTAAATAATAACTACACTAACACGTGTAAATCCTTTTTATGACTATGGACAAATAGTCAGGAAGACGATTACTAAAGGCTTTTATGTTTAAATTTTTCGTCTTAAAATCTAAACCCTCGTGTTTTTCAGCACCGACAATTAATGCGCTGTCCACCGATTTCAACCTCAACGTTGCGGATGAGAATGTGGCCGACGTAGTTGACCCATCTGAAGCAATAGTTGCGATCATAAACATCAGACTGCTGGTTAGTAACAACAGGGCACTCAACAAGGGGAAGAGTGACTTGAAGGTAAACACGATGAATAAGATCACCATTGCGGGAAATGGTGCAAGTAACTCTCTTGCCGAAGTCAGCAGTTCCGTTAAAGACCTGCTCAATGGACTCCATAGAGAAGTTAGTGTGACGACGGTAAACAACCTTGAAGAAAGTGATTTGGGGGTTTCCAGTGAGATAAATATCTTGAGCGCCATAGGCTACGAGTTGCATCAGACCACCTGACATTATAACTCTAATAAAGAAAAAAATTTTTCATGAAACGCATTTAATTCCATTTTAATTCAATTTCTAAAATATTAATCTTCTAAATAAACCAATTTTTTAAACTGTTTTTTGGAAACGAAAGGGTTATTTTTGAGAGCTAAATATTAGTGATTATTCTCTAAATTGATTAAAGGAATCATCAATATATATTATCACGAATTCTTTAAGCTGTTTAAGATTCGGAGTTTTCGTAAAGAGGTATCGACTATTATTGGAAAAAATTGAAATTTATTTTTTCAATCTAGAATATAAACAATACTAAATATTATAATAAAATGGAAAATACGACAAGTATTGATATCGTTGATTTGATTGAAAACAACCCAATCTCGAAAATAGATATAAATTGTAAATCGAAGTTGATTGAAAAAATTCAATCCAAATTTACAAGTTACGAACAACAACTATTTTTATCAAGCTTTTACTGCTATCTAAAATACGATAAAATAAATGATTATGTTATCGATTTGGATAATGTGTGGAAATGGTTGGGATTCAATAAAAAATATAATGCGACTCGATTATTAGAAAATCAATTTATAGTTGGTAAAGATTATAAAATCTTGCTCCTCCGTAAAGAGGATCAAGATTTTATGAAAAACGATGATGAAGATGAAATAGTCCCACATCCGAAGAAAGAATCAAAATTATCACATGGTGGTCATAATAAAGAAACTATAATGCTTAATGTTAAAACATTCAAAAAGTTTTGTTTGAAGGCTGGAACTAAAAAAGCAGATGAAATCCATGAATATTTTATCAAATTAGAAGAATCTCTACATGAAGTCCTCGAAGAAGAAACAATTGAACTGAAAACTCAATTACTTCAAATTGAAGATAAATTTGAAAACCAACGCGAACTTGATAAAGAAAAACTATTACTTCAAAAGTTTGCTACAATCGGTTCAATTGTGTATATCATTCGTGTTAAAACATTAGAACATGGAAATTATATTGTTAAAATTGGAGAAAGTCGTATTGGAATCAAAAATCGATACGCAGAGCATAAAACCAAATACGAAGAATGTGTATTACTCGATTGTTTTTCAGTAAATCGCAGTAGCGATTTTGAGTCTTTTATTCACAACCATGAAAAAGTAAGATTAAATAAAATTACTAACTTAAAAAATCATGAGAATGAGATGGAACTTTTTCTAATTGGAAAAAATCTTACATATCAAATGGTATTGAATATAATAAATAATAATATAAAATATTTTAACGATTTTAATGAGTATAATCGCAATTTAGAACTTGAAAATGAAAATCTAAAATTGATGATTCAATTGAAAGAATCAAACAATGATAGTATATTAGTTGCTGAATTTATAAAACATGTTAAACATGTAAGCCAATTATCCAATAAAATTGATTCTATTGAAATTATAATTAAGGAAATTCTTGAAAAGATAAATCAATTACAAGTAAGAACAACGAATGGATTTAATCAAGAACAAGTAAATTTGGGACCTCGTCTTCAAAAAATAAATCCTGAAACACTTGAATTAGTAAACTATTATGAAAGTGTTGCTGATTTGATGAGAGAGAATCCGAATATAAAAAGGCCAACTCTTAATAAAGCAATTGTTGAAAATCGTGTATATTATAATTATCGATGGTTATTTGTTGAAAGAAGTATGGATCCAAATATAATTCACAATATTTCACCAACGAAAGAATCCATACATAAAGAAATGGGATACATCGCAAAAATCAATCAAGAAAAAACAGAAATATTGAATGTGTATATTGATAGAAAAACCGGAGCAAGTGATAATGGATTTGACTCATTATCTGCCTTGGACAATCCAGTCAGGAGTGGAAAATTAACCAATGGATTTTATTATATGATTTACGAAAAGTGTAGTCAGGAATTAAGAAGTAATTTTGAAGCTCAACATGGTGGGTATCCAAAATTATATAGAAGTGGTATTGGTCAATATGATCTGAATAATAATTTAACTCGTATATTTTTATGTAAATATTATTGTTGTAATCAGTTATCGATTAGTGATAAAATTTTATCAAAAACAATCAAGAAAAAATTACTTCTTAATGGATTCTATTACAAAGAGATTGGAGATAAAATAAAAATGTTATGATATAAAAATGAGAGAATAAAACTATGGAAATTTATTTATAAATATAAAGATGTTATAATATTTTAGAAATTATTATTTATTATAAAATAAATAACTTTATTTTATAATAACATTATCTTCTTTATCTTTTATATTATTTTCTAAAAAACTATTTTCCATTTATTTTCCAACGGAACCCGTTATGAACCGTGTTATTACTTGAAGCATTCTGTAATGATAACCTGCTCATCGGATGTTCTCTTATTGCGTCTGATATAGAATTATAAATTTTTAACACAGCATTTGTATTTTTATCAATCTTCGAAACAGTCATTCCTCCACTTATAACCGGTTTTTCCGGTAATTTATTCGTTTTCTCATATTCCTCTCGCATTTCAATTGGACAATCGTCATAAAACATAATGTGGCCTCCTTGAGTTCGCGAACCACGCTTAATTGCGCAACAAACAGCACTATTTGACAACTTATATTTTTCCGCGAACTCTTTTTGCTCAGAATAAACATTCATTATTCGCGTTTTATCAATATTTATATGCGCAATAAATTCACGCCTTGAAACGACTATATCTTTGGTATCTCCAATTTCATATTTTATGGATGGGTCTTCCGTTTTTTCAATAATTTTCCAACGGAAACCATGATAAACAGATGAATTACTTATTGAATGTTTCAATCCAGAGACTGATGTTCCTTTCACATCACGGATTAAATCAATAAATGATTCATAATATTTTATCAAATTTCCATCTAAATCATATTGTTGAATATAACTTACTATTTTTTTCTTGCGCTTTTTCATTCCATCAGTATCACTAATTTCAGAAGAATCTGTCTGGGTTATTTCTTGGTCATCTGGTTGCGCGTCTGGTTCTATCGTCAATGTTTGTAATTCTTTTTTTTCAATCTTTATTGTTTCTTCTTTCTCTTCTCGCTCTTCTTGCTCTGGCTCTGACTCTGTTGTAGATGTTTGTAATTCTTCTTTTTCAATCTTTATTGAGTCTTCTTGCGATTCTGAATCCACATCAACAATAGGACAAGAATCATTCATCAACTCTTTGAATATTTGTTTCTTGTTCGAATCATTCAATAAAGTTCCAAATGAATTTACAAATACATTCATATTCTTCTGTTTTTCAATTTCAAGACTTATCTTTAATTTTTCAATCTCATTCTTCTGATATTCAATATACTCGGTCTGGTTCAACTTTTCATAAGTTTTTATATTTTTATTTATAACTTCAATAATATAATCCATCGTAAAATTTTCATTCAATATATAAATTTCGCGCGAGGTTTCCCCATTTTCAAGTTTATCATTAAATCGATTCTCCTTGAACTCTTTCAGATTGTGAATGTATTTCTCAAATTCGGAATTATTTTCGCAATGGAAAATGTGTTGTAAAAAAACTGGTTTTTGATATTGGCTTTTCAATCCGATGATTCGATTTTTGATATCATCAGTTTTCCCAATTTTGATTAAAGTCTGATTCTCGTATTTTTCACTCAATTCACAAATGTATATTACATGCGATTTCTTGGACGCCTCAATCAGCGCATTATGTCTCGAAATCTTCAACTGACTTTCAATAAACAATTCTTCAATGTTTATTTTTTCATCTTTGTGAGAGTCTAATTTGTAAAAACCTTTCAACCGCAATTCTCGCAAAATTGTGAATAACCATTTTTGAAATTCAATTGATTTTCTCTTTCGCGAACGCATTATGAATTTGTAAAAACCGATTTCGGTAAGAAATGCGTGTTTTTGTATTCCTCCATTGCTCTTCAAGTCTTGTAATATCTTTTCTGATTCATCAAAATCAATTACACTTGAACGAATAGATTCAAGATTAAATACTTCTGCTACGTTTTTCAGCAAAAACAATGGTTCTTCGACTGTTCCATAAACTCGGATTTTCTTATCTTGGAAACTGAAATTTTCAAATATCTCCATTTTATATTATATATAAAGTGAGTTTTCTTTAAGTTGAATAGAGATGATTGACTTTGGAAAAATATTTATATTTCTAAAATGGTTTTATATGATGATTTTATTCCGTTTCCTTTCTCAAAATCTTGAATATTATTGAATGTTATAATCAAATAATATAAATAATTCTCCCACTTATTATTACATAAATTTTTGAAATTATTCGAAAAATCATAACAATGACTTAAATTTTTTATACATATTCCTTTATGTATTCCATTTTTACCAATATTATGTAAATATTGTTTTGTTTTTATTTTATCAAATATTTCCGAATCAATGTATATATACGGCCATTCTGATTCAGAATTCCACTGGATTTTAATTCTGTATTCTGTATTTGCGTGAATTCCTTCATAAGGAATTACTTTAATTTTTATAATTTCCAGTGTGCTTTCATCTAAGATTTCGACATTTGCGATGCTCTGGAAATACAACAAAGTTTTTTCATTAAGTTATTCATTTTTTATAATATATTGTTTTTGATGAAACTTTCAAAGATACGCAGCTGGAATTTCGCTGATATCATATCCCCGTTCATATTCTGCTAGATCTGCTTTTCGAAAATCTATATCAGCCAATCTTT